TGATGAAATTGCTGATTGGTTTGAAACTCTAGCGAAAGCTGAGCGTTCACACGCCAATCGTTTTAGTAAAGCTCTTGCAGCTGCTAAAGAGGAATCTTAATTATGATAGTCCTACCTGATGAATTGGTTGTAAAGCCTGTAGGTTTTACTTGTTCAACATTTGATTTGCTTCATGCTGGTCATATTCTAATGTTGGCTGAAGCAAAAAAACTTTGTGATTATTTGATTGTAGGACTTCAAAGTGACCCATCGATTGACAGGCCTAATGAAAAAAATAGGCCTGTTCAATCAATCGTTGAGAGATATGTACAGTTAGAGGCAGTAAAATTTGTAGATGAAATTATCGTTTACAATACAGAGAAAGACTTAGAAGATTTGTTAATGTTTTTACCAATTACTGTTCGTATTATTGGTGAAGAATATGAAGGCAAAGAATTCACAGGAAAAGAAATTTGTGAAGATAGAAACATAAAAATTTATTATAATTCTCGTCAACACCGTTTCAGTTCTTCTGAGCTGCGTCAACGTACATATCAATCCGAACTAACAAAAAAGGTTTAATTATGTGTAAAGTTTTTACCGATGTGCGGATGTTTATGTCTGCTGCAGGTCAATCTATCAACAAAAATAATCCAGAACAATCTGATTTATATTCTAAACTTATCACAGAAGAATATTCTGAATTCTGTGAAGCATTTCAACAAGATGATGGGGTTGAAATGGCAGATGCTTGTTTTGATATGATTTGGGTTATTGTTGGTTTTATGGCATCAAAAGGTTGGGATTGTAATGCCATTTGGGATGAAGGTACAAAGTCTAACCTTGCCAAAATTGACAAAGAAACCGGTAAGGTTTTAAAACGTGAAGACGGCAAAGTGATGAAACCAGAAGGTTGGCAACCACCAAACTTTGCAAAGGTGATAAAATGAGACTAGAAGGTTTTGTTGAAAAGGGTTGGGGTTCAGAATTAATTTGGGCCACCAATGACAAATATTGTGGTAAACTTTTAAGGTTTAAATCCGGTTCTAAATTCTCTATGCACTTTCATGCTCAGAAAGATGAAACTTGGTATGTGTTATCTGGAAGATTTGAAGTCAAATACATTATGACCAAAGATGCTAGCGAAAGAACAACAATATTAACTGAAGGTTCGGTTTGGAGAAATGAACCACTAGAACCGCATCAACTAATTTGTTTAGAAGAAGGAACTATCATTGAAGTTTCCACACCGGATTCAGTAGAGGATAATTACAGAGTAGCACCAGGAGATTCGCAGAGTGGCCTTTTTAGTACATAATCTTCCACCAGTTTCAGTATATGTTAAGAAAGAATATTTGTATGACCATCAGAAAGGCTTTGGTGAATTAACACCTGGTGTTTGGATTTCTGTAAAGAGTGTAATCGGCAAAGCACTTTACTTTGAAACTTTACTTACCGATTATGGTGCTCTTTATGATAAGTTGCCTATTTCTGCTTTTGTTTGGCGGCAAAACTTCAATAAAGATGAACAATTGCCTTTGGATACCTTGCAAATTTGGGACTGTTTCGATTATAATATAACAGTCGTACAGAAACCACTATTAAGTATGTGTGAGTTTTTTGGCAAAGATAAGAAGATGCACAAAGGTGTATATGTTTTTACAATTGATAATGCTCATCCAGACGGAAGTATTTTAGATTGTAATTTTTCTGAACATGACCCAGAGCATAAATCATTTAATGTTATCAAGTTAGACAACGGTCAATTCGCTGCACAACCAAATAACAGAATTGTCTGGCGTGATAGTAGTTTAACAATAGATAAGTTACTCATGCCAGATTTTAAAGTGTGTTCACAAAACTACAGAGTAGAAACTGAACCAAAATGGAGTGTCGGTCATACCGATGAGTGGCAATACAAAACGAAAGAAGAAAGGAATTCGTAATGAATATTCGTGAAGTTGCTAAGAAACTGGCCGTAGAGTACAAGATGCCTAAGGCTGAAAGGTACAGTTTGGCCTTGAGGGACTTTGACGGTATGGTCGAAGTGATTGGGTTTATGCAAGACCCCAACTATAACATGGCCGACTTTGATGGCCGTGAAATGCTTTTCCCAAAGCGCTGGGTAACAATCGGCGTTTTGCCTGAGGAGACTGAGGTACCGGCATGATAAAATTAATCACGCTCAAAACCAACCACACACTAATGGGTGATGTGGTTGATGACAGGGGCGGTGTTTATAGAATTAAACAACCAGTACAGGTTGTAAATGTTCCGCCACAAGGACCACAAGAAGCTGCAAACATTGCTTTTGTTCCTTTTTTAGAGTATTCAGAAGAATTCAAAACAGGTATTTCTTTTGATAAGGTTGATGTTTTAACTGTAAATAAACCAGTTGTTGAGTTGGAGAACCAATACAACGCAATCTTCGGTAGTGGTATACAGATTGCCTCTGCTATTCCAAAATTCTGATATAATCAATGAATGAGTAGATATTATACAAATGTTGCAGTTTATGGCAACAACATTCTTTTTCGTGGTGTAAAGAATGGTCGGCGAGTACGGGAAAAAGTCCAATACTCTCCGACTTTGTTTTTACCAACGAATAAAAACACCGAATGGAAAAATCTACACGGTGAATTTGTTGAGCCTAAAAGATTTGAAACAATTCGCCAAGCAAGAGACTTCATCAAAAAATATGAAGATGTAAGAAACTTTAAAATCTATGGCAATGCCAACTTTGAGTATGCTTATGTTGCAGATACTCACCGTGGTATGATTGATTGGGACATAAATCAATTACACATTGCTATCATCGATATTGAGGTCGGTTCAGAGAATGGCTTTCCTGACCCAGAAAAAGCAGAAGAACCAATCACAGCAATATCAATCCGCAAACTGAATGGTGCCATGTTGGTCTATGGTTGCGGCGATTATAATAACTACCATGATGATGTTACCTATTTTAAATGTGAAGATGAATGGCATCTTTGCAAAAGATTTTTGGAAGATTGGAAAGATGAATATCCTGATGTAATCTCTGGTTGGAATATTAAGTTCTTTGATATTCCTTATCTCGTTAATCGATTCACAAAAATTCTAGGTGAAGAATATGTTCGTAAGATGTCGCCGTGGGAGAATGTTGCAATCAAAGAAAAGTGGATTAAAGGCAAGAAACAAGTAACTTATGGTATTCAAGGTGTATCTGTATTAGACTACATTGAGTTGTATCGATGGTATGCTCCCGCAGGAAAGTCACAAGAATCCTATCGCCTTGATAATATTGCAACAGTAGAACTTGGTGAAAAGAAAATTGATTATTCTGAGTTTGATAACCTTCATCAGTTGTATCGGTTAGATTATCAAAAGTTTATTGACTATAACATCAAAGACGTTGATTTGATTGTCAAACTAGAAGAAAAACTAAAACTGATTGAGTTGGGTTTAACTCTCGCATATGACACCAAATGTAATTATGAAGATGTGTTTGCACAAACTCGTATGTGGGATGCTCTTATCAATGCTTATTTGATTGAGCGTAATACTGTTGTGCCACCAAAAATCATCAAAGAAAAAACTGAATCTTTTGAAGGTGCATATGTCAAAGAACCACAAATTGGTAAACATGATTGGGTCGCATCGTTTGACTTGAACAGTCTGTATCCTCATTTGTTGATTCAATACAATATTTCACCAGAAACTCTAATTGAACCAGAACAGTATACAAGAGAAATGCGTCAAGTTCTAGGTGATGGTGTTTCTGTTGACCGATTGTTGACTGGCCAAGTCAACACAAAAGACTTAACACAAGCAACATTGACACCAAACGGTCAATTCTTCAGGAAAGATATTCGCGGTTTTATACCAAAGATGATGGAAGAAATGTATGAAGACCGTAAGAAGTTTAAAAAGTTGATGTTAAAGTCACAACAAGAATATCAAAATGAAACTGACCCAATTAAACGTAGAGAACTTGATAACATAATTGCTCGATATAATAACCTACAACTTGCAAAGAAAGTTTCTCTCAACTCGGCGTATGGTGCTATGGGTTCACAGTACTTTCGATTTTATGATTTAAGAATGGCACTTGCTGTTACTCAAGCAGGCCAGTTGTCAATTCGATGGATTGAAGGTAAGTTGAATCAATTTATGAATAAATTGTTAAAAACTGAAAGTGAAGATTATGTCATTGCTTCAGACACAGATTCAATTTATCTAAGACTTGGCGAACTTGTCAGCCGAGTTTTTGATGGTGAACAAGACACCAACAAAATTATCAAATTCATGGACAAAGTTTGTGAAGATAAGATACAACCATTCATCGACAAGAGTTACGAAGAACTTGCTACATATGTCAATGCGTATGCTCAAAAGATGCAGATGAAGCGTGAAGCACTTTCAGATAAAGGCATCTGGACTGCCAAGAAACGATATATTTTAAATGTATACAACAACGAAGGCGTTCAGTACAAAGAACCTAAACTCAAAGTGATGGGTCTTGAAATGGTCAAATCATCAACACCATCGGCCATCCGTGAGAAGATGTATCAGATGATTAAGCTCGTGATGACTGGTACAGAAAACGATGTGCAAGATTTTATTCAACAATTCAAAGAAGAATTTAAGTCTTTGCCTGCTGAAGAAATCTCTTTTCCAAGAAGTGTGAACGGTTTAACAAACTATTCCGATTCTGCTACACTCTACAAGAAAGGCACTCCAATTCATGTTAAGGGTGCTATTCTATACAATGATTATTTGCGCCAACTCAATTTAACCAATAAATATCCTTCCATCCAAGAAGGTGAAAAACTCAAGTTCACATACTTGAAAATGCCTAATCCAATTAAGAACACGGTAATATCTTATCCAACTAGATTACCTAAAGAGTTTAAACTACAAGAGTTTATTGATTACGATACACAATTTGAAAAGGCATTCATTGAACCAGTTCAAATCATTCTTAGTTGCATTGGTTGGTCAACGGAAAAGAAAAACTCCTTGGAAGATTTCTTTGGATGAAATATTGTTTTGTTATTAAAGAAATAAACAAGTTTGACGCTGTTGAGTTTGTCCAAGAATATCATTATTCGAAAGTGATGCCTAAACTAACAAAACATTATTTGGGTATATTCAATGACGGCGCACTCGTTGGTGTTTTAACTCTAGGATGGGGAACTCAACCACTTCAAACAATAAAAAAATTATTTCCAAATTGTCAAACAAAAGATTATTATGAAATAGGTAAAATGTGTATGCATCCCGATATGCCAAGAAATTCAGAGTCACAAATGCTCTCTGCTGTCATAAAATGGATGAAGAACAATTTACCTACAGTTAAATATTTGTATACATGGGCTGATGGTATTGTAGGTAAACCTGGTTATGTTTATCAAGCGGCCAACTTTTATTATGGAGGATTTATTTGGACTGATGTTTACATTGGACCAGATGGTGAAAAAATACATCCGAGAACTGCTAAAGGTTTGTGTATAGAAAATGGTAAACGGTTGGGTCGAGATAGAGTTTTTTGGTTAACGTTTGACTTTATGCAAGATAAAGGAATCAAAAGAATCAAAGGCAAACAGTTTAGATACATAATGCCTTTGACGAAAGAAATAAGAAATCGTTTGAATAAAGATTCTACAGTCAATTGGAACACAAATTATCCTAAACACTCAGACTTGTTATGGAAAGAAATGACAGGTATTGGTCAATATACAGAAACTACAATGATACCACAATTCGACTTGGGTGTAGTGAACTTAAATAGAAAGAATGTGTTTTCAAACGCAAGGAAGAATACTTTAGAAAATTTCTTTTAATCAAAAAAGGCAAAGAAAAAAAATGAGGTTGACAATTCTACTGATTTAGTGTAAAATTGTTTACTGATGATAGTGAAATTATACCAAAATGGAAGGCGTATTTTAAAATGAGTTTATTGGAAAAATTAAAGAAGAATAGCACGATAAAAGATTCAGCTATTCTTACCAAATCTAAATTCTTTACCGAAAAAGATGTAATTCAAACTGATGTGCCTATGGTAAACGTGGCACTATCAGGCAATTTAGAAGGTGGCCTAACACCAGGTCTTACTATGTTGGCAGGCCCTTCTAAGCATTTTAAGACAGCGTTTGCTTTGTTGATGGCTTCTGCCTATCAAAAGAAATATCCTGAGGCTGTTGTGTTATTTTATGATTCAGAATTTGGCACACCGACCAAATACTTTGAAACATTTAATATCAACATGGACAATGTGTTACATACTCCAATTACTGATGTTGAACAATTGAAGTTTGATGTTATGAAACAACTACAGGAACTGGACAAAGAAGACAAAGTTATCATTGTACTTGATTCGATTGGTAACTTGGCGTCTAAGAAAGAAGTTGAAGATGCTTTGAATGAAAAGTCAGTTGCTGATATGTCACGAGCAAAACAGATGAAATCTTTGTTCCGTATGGTGACACCACATCTGACCATTAAAGATATTCCAATGGTTGTTGTCAATCACACTTACAAAGAAATCGGAATGTTTCCGAAAGATATTGTTGGTGGTGGTACAGGCAGTTACTATTCTGCTGACACAATTTGGATTCTTGGTCGCCAACAAGATAAAGATGGTTCTGAAATCAAGGGATACCATTTTATCATCAACGTAGAGAAGTCACGCTATGTTAAAGAAAAATCTAAAATTCCTGTTTCTGTCTATTTTGATGGCGGTATCAATAAATGGTCTGGCCTACTTGATGTGGCTTTGGAGTCCGGACACATCGTTAAACCAACAAACGGATGGTACTCAAAAGTCAATAGAGAAACCGGTGAACTAGGTAATAAGGTTCGCCTAGGTGATACACAAACCAGTGAATTTTGGAGTGATTTGCTAAATGATGAATCGTTTAAAGAGTTTATCCGACAGAAGTATTCCATTGCCTACAGTAACATTATGGGAACGGATAACATCGATGTTTCAGAAGAAGAAACAGAAGATGCTTAAACAAGATGTTGATTTCACCTTTGTAGATTTTGACAACTCTGATAAAACTGGTATTTGTTTACTAGACGAAATTTATAGTGGTGTAATCTACCATTATATTGCAGCTAGAGTGGTAGAAGAAGGTGAAGTTGCTCGATTAGAATTCGGGTTTACTATCGTACATCCAGGCAAACATGATATAGATGACTTGCAAAATGATGAAAAATTTCATACAATCATGGGTGACATATTAACACACATAATGACTGAACAAATAGAAGATGCAAAGACTTGAACAAACGATTTTAAAGAATCTCATTTATAATGAAGAATATACCAGAAAAGTTCTACCTTTCCTAAAAACTGAGTATTTTTCCGACAGAACAGAAAAGAACCTGTTTAAGGAAGTATTTGAGTTTGTCAACAAATATAAAAATCTTCCGACACACGAAGCTCTTATAATTAACTTTACAGAGAGTAAATCACTATCTGAGCAAGAAGTACAATCAGTTATCACTTTACTGAACGAAATCAAACAAGACAAAGGTGACGTAGTAGAAAATAATTGGTTGACCGAACACACGGAAAAGTTTTGCCAAGATAAGGCAGTCTATAATGCCATCATGGAATCGGTGTCTATCCTTGATGACAAGAACGGCAGAAAATCTAAAGGTGAGATACCAAAACTTCTGTCTGATGCTCTTGGTGTTTCTTTTGACTCACACATCGGCCACGATTATATCAATGACTCCGATGAACGATATGAGTTCTATCATAGAGTAGAGAGTAAACTGGCCTTTGACCTTGATATTTTCAACAAGATAACGAAAGGCGGTCTTCCACAAAAAACACTTAACATTGCTCTCGCTGGCACCGGTGTTGGTAAGTCTTTGTTTATGTGTCATGTGGCTGCTGGTTGTCTATCTCAAGGTTCAAACGTATTGTATATCACACTTGAGATGGCTGAAGAAAGAATAGCTGAACGTATTGATGCGAACCTGTTGAATATTGACCTGAATGATTTGAAAGTCATCAGTAAACAAGACTATGAACGTAAGTTTTCTGTGCTGAGAAACAAAACTCAAGGCAAACTAATCATCAAAGAATATCCAACCGCATCAGCAAGTACACTACACTTTCGGGCCTTGTTGAACGAATTGGCTTTAAAGAAATCTTTCAGACCAGATATTATCT